CTATGAAAACACAGACAGAAACCTTTACAAAAGATTTTAGTTTTTTAGTAGATGTATTACGAAGCACAATTAAAAGAGATTTTGGTCTAAATCATATAGTACAAAAGATGGTGGACAATACAGTAGAATTAAAAATAGATAGAAATAATAATCAAATGGCTAGAATTGATTATGAAAAACTACAAAATATGAGTTTCAAAAAGAAAACAAAACCAATCAGTAATGATGTTAAAGATGAACTTAACCCTAGTGGTGTCGAATTTACTCCTGACTTCGACCCTAACAATGATTGGGAATAAAGAATTCCGTCAGGAATCGCCAGCCTCGGTTGTAAAATGTGGCAGAAAGAGAGTGATTTAAACAAATGTTTAAATTTTTATTTAACAACAAACAAGAGGAGAATGTTATGGCAAGAGCTAAAACATCTAAAACAACAAAGGTGAGAAACCTTTTTAATTCAGGTAACTCTGTTACTTGGAAAACTTTAAGGTCTAAATTTGACCTAAGGTCACCTGCTTCTATGGTAGGTAAATTAAGAAACGAAGGCATGATGATTTATGAAAATAGAACATCAGCTGGTGTTTCTTACAGAGTAGGAACTCCGTCAAAAGCTGTTATCGCAGCTGGTCAATCGGCGCTGTTCGGTGCTCAAGGTTACTCAGCGTAACCATAAATCAGGAGACAGGGGCCCTTCCGGCCCCTGCTTCATTAAACGGTAAACCAAAAGGTTTTTATGAGTGATGATTTTGATAGAGATACACACGACCACGATTTAACATATGAGAATGAACAATCAACGGTCACAATACCTCTAAAAGAATATGATAAACTTAAACAACAATCAAGTTATATTACAGACACTAGTTTAATTGCTGTAATAGATAAGATTGAAGAATTAGTAAGAGCATTAAGAAAACATATTGTTAGAAAATTTTAATGGACTTAGAACACGGATTATTATTTCTTATAATAGGTATTATAACTTCAATAGTAATCATGTATATTATTTTAACGGTGATGAGTAATGAGAAATTGGATGATAGCGACAGCGACAATTCTATTTGATGATAGTAAAAATGATTTAAGAGCACTTCCTAAGACCGTAAGACTACAATTATTATCTGTACTATCATTTGTATGGTCAACGGCATTTACATTATATTTTTTTGGATTAATTAGACCTGATATATGGGGTAGTTTAGTAATTGGTCATATCGCTTTGATTATGGCTTGTTACTATACATTTAAACAGTTTCATAATGTAGAAAAAAAATATGAATATAAGTTTGGTACCTATCATAGTTATGGTAGAGGCCGTGATTATGTAATTTATAGAGATAAACATGGTCAAGCTTATAAAGTAAAACTACCAGAGGGTGACCCAGGCGGTGAACATGAGTAAACAACAACAATTATTTGAAACTGAGGACGAATATGGTAATGATATTATACAAGGCCCTAAATTACCTTATAGAAAAATGACAAAAAAAGAAGCAATGATTGACCCTAAAAATCCATATACAGTAGGTAAAAGTGCCTGGAATTTAGGTAATCATACATTAACAATCATGTTTACAATAGCAATATCATGGGTCATATGGGTGAGTTATCAATGATTTTAGTTGACCTAAACCAAGTATTAATATCTAATTTAATGGCACAAACTAGAGGTCAACCTGATATTACAAATGCTAATGAAGATATGATTAGACATATGGTCATAAATTCATTGCGTGGTTTTAATGTAAAGTTTAAATCAAAGTATGGCAAAATGGTACTTTGTTCAGACGCAGGTGACCCATGGCGTAGAGATATATTTTCACATTACAAATATAGTAGAAAAAAAGGTAGAGAAGAATCTACCTTTGATTGGGATAATATATTTAATATCATTACAAATATAAAGAATGAGATTAAAGAAAACTTTCCTTATGTTGTGATGTATAATGAGAAGTGTGAGGCAGATGATATTATTGCAACACTTGTAAAATATTATTATCAAGATGAGCCTATTATGATTGTTTCTGGCGATAAAGACTTTATACAATTACAACAATATAAGAATGTACAACAATATGCTCCTATACAAAAACAAATGGTGGGTGAAGATATAGACCCTAAACAATTCTTATTAGAACAGATATTAAAAGGTGATAGGTCAGATGGTGTACCAAATATACTATCGGAAGATGATGTATTTGTTACTGGTGAAAAACAAAAACCTATGACCAAGAAAAGAATAGAAGAATTTTCTAATAAAAGTAATCATACTGATTATATTGGTAAAAACTGGTCTAGGAATGAGAACTTAATAGACCTTACAAAAATACCAAAAGTCTATGAGGATGCTATTATAAATAGTTTCAGAAGTTATAAGATTAATGACCGGTCAAAGTTATTAACTTATTTTATTGAAAATAAATTGAAGTCTTTAATGGAAAACATTGGTGACTTTTAACATGAGGAGATAATATGGCAGAGCAAAATCCTAACTTATTGTCAAGAAATCAAATGAACACCATGGCCTCTACAAGTGGTTCTGGTAAGTTACTAATGCACGAAATTTTGACAAAAGTTAATAATGCAAAAGATAAACCTAAAAAGATTGCTGTTCTAAAAGAGAATGATAGTCCAGGTTTAAGACGAGTAATTAAGGGTAGTTTCGACCCTAATATTAAATGGGATTTACCAGAAGGTACACCACCATTTATAGCAAACGAAGCACCTGAGGGTACAGAGCATACTTACCTAGAACAAGAGTCAAGAAAATATTGGCATTTTGTAGATGGTGCGGACACAATATCAAAAACAAGAAAAGAAACAATGTTTATTCAATCACTAGAGGGCCTTTCAAAAGGCGAAGCTGATGTTGCAATCAGAATGAAAGATAAAGAATTGCATAAACACTATAAAGGTCTTTCAGCGGCTGTTGTAAAAGAAGCATTTAGTTGGAATGACGAATACAAGACTCAAGCTAGAGGTACAACCTCTGGTGCGTTGAGTATGTAACGAATCAACTGGTGTGGCGTAAATGCCACACCAAAATAATCAAAAAAACAAGTAAAATCAACAAAAAAAAGTTAAAAAAAGCGCTTGACTCTATCAGCTGGATAGTGTATAGTATACCAATAAATAACAAAAGGAGATTATATACATTATGAAAAAGTTAATTTTTATTGGTTTGATGATTTGGTTTGGTTTAAATGCCTTTGCAAAATCAGTACAAGCAAATGATTATAATACGGCGGTCATTGGTCATATTATTACACAAAAAGTACAAGGTAACAATGTTGATACCTCTGTATTAGAAGGTGAGTTACAAAGATTAATGCACCTTTATGCTTTAGATATGATAGATGTTATTGAACAACATTTACCAAATATATTAGAGGGTATAGCCGCTGATATAAGAATGAAAGCAGATAGTAAATATAAGTGTAGTTTATTAAAAGACACTAAAATAGCAGATAAAGAATGTTCGTAGTAGAAAAAATCAACAACATACTACAATCAATCTATATGTATGTGCCACAAGAAGTATTAATTATAATTCTTGCTGGCGTAACAATTTTAATTTATGAGAGTGTAAAGAATGGCGAAAAAAACTAAAAAATCAGATGTCTTACCGGGCATACCATTTGAGTTTGATTTTTATATGGTATATTGGGAGGATATTCAAAGTGATTCAGGTTGGCGAACTTTAAAAGAAATACAAAAGTCAAAACCTGCAATTTGTGTATCAACTGGTTGGTTGGTAAAAGAAAACAAAGATGTTCATGTATTGATGAGTGATTATAATTATGATGAGTCTTATACAGAATTGGCTGATGGTGGTAATACAACTGTTATACCTACAAAGAATGTTATTGAAAAATTTGTTATAAAGGGATTATAAAATGGCGAGTAAAGAAATTGACCGTTGGCTAAAAGCCAAAATTGAAAAAGTACCTGAAGATATAATCAAGTTTAGAGATAAAAAACTTGAATCTAAAATGGTGTATTACACCGGCAATTGGCAAATAGATATTATGGCCAATCTAACACAAAGACAATCAGAAAAGATTTTTAATAAAATGCAAAAGATACATAATGATGGTGGTCTTTTGTTTTTTCAACGAAGAATGAAACCAATTAAAATTGGTGCAACCGAGTATGATGACGCTGAGGTCATCCAAGGTTACGAATATATTGTTATGAGAGGTAAAAAGTGAAAGAGAAAATAAAAACTATATTTCAAACTTTAATGTTTGTTACTATTGTTGCCTTTATTGGTGCTATATGGTATGGTTATAATCAAAGTGTAGCAAAAGAGCAAGAAACAATCACAAATGAAGTTGTTGAAACTTTAGAAGAAATTATTGTTTATGAGAAACCTGATTTTGAGAGGGCTAATAATCAAACATTTATTAATAGTGTAGGTCAATGTGTAAATTATATTTACAATACAACAACAGACATTTATCCTGTAAATTTTGAAGTATTGTTAGCTCAAGCAGCCTTAGAGAGTGGTTGGGGTAATAGTAGATTTGCATTAGAGGGTAAAAATTTATTTGGTATAAGAACTTATGACCTACGAGAGCCTCATATGTTACCTAGTAACAAGCCTAAAAAATGGGGTGTTAGAGTTTATCAACATGAATGTGATAGTGTTCAACACTATATAGATATAATAAATAATGGTAGTGCTTATGAGGAGTACAGAAAATTAAGAGATAACGG